TGCAGAAGACACCTTGAAAGTGGTCGGAATCCGTCGTAACTGGAAAGAAAACGACGAAAAATGCACGCGCCGCAACTATTTTGTGCATTACGTGCTGGTCGAGGGCCCTGGTGCTTACGGCTTGGGCTTTGTTCACCTTATTGGAGGCCTCGGCAAGGCCGCTACAAGCGCTTTGAGGCAGTTAATTGATGCAGGTACGCTCGCTAACCTGCCCGCAGGCTTCAAAGCCCGTGGCGCGCGGATCGCGGACGACTCTACGCCCATCCAGCCAGGCGAATGGCGTGACATTGACGCTGGCGGTGCAGAGCTTGCGGCTTCTTTGCTGCCTTTGCCGTACAAAGAGCCAAGCCAGGTGCTGTTTGCACTGATGGGCTTCTTGGTTGACTCCGGCAAGCGCCTGTCCAGCACTGCTGACATGCAAGTTGGCGACGGCAATCAGTACGCACAGGTCGGAACGACTCTGGCGCTGTTGGAACGCGGCTCTATGGTCATGTCCAGCATCCACAAGCGCTTGCACTACGCACAGACGCTTGAGTTCCGGTTGCTGTTTGAGGGCTTTGGCCAGTATCTGCCGGACGAGTACCCTTACGACGTACCAGGAGCGAGCCGCAGGATCAAGAAGAAGGACTTTGACACCATGGTGTCGGTCCAGCCCGTGGCTGACCCCAACATCTTCAGCTCTGCACAGCGTATTCAGCTGGCACAGATGCAGTTGCAGCTGGCGCAGAGCGCGCCGCAGATGCACAACATGTACGAGGCCTACTACCGCATGTATGCGGCCTTGAACATCCGTGATATTGACGGTGTACTGTTGCCGCAGAACACCAACATGCCTCGGGACCCTGCATCGGAGAACAGCGACGTGCTCAATGGCATGAAGCTCAAAGCCTTTGCCGGCCAGCAACACGATGCGCACATTGCAACGCACTTGATGATGGGTCTGTCACCTATTCTGCAATCCAGTCCAACGTCTGCTGCCGAGTTGCAAAAGCACATCCTGGATCACATCCGTTTGCGTGCGGAAGAGGACATGGAAGTCGAGTTGTTTAAGCAGTACGGCACCGATCCAGACCGCATGGTCTCTGCTATGCAGCGCGAAGGCATGGTCGCTATCAACATTGCCATGGGCATGAAGGAAGTTCGCGACATGCAGGAGACCTTTGCGGGTGGCGAAGGACCTGATCCCTTGGTGCAGATCAAGGAGAAGGAAATTGCCCAACGTGCAGAGGCAGACAAGGCCCGCATTGGCCTGGACCAGCAGCGCTTGGCCCTGGACCAGCAAAAGGCGCAGCAGACCAACCAGATCAACGTGCAGAAGCTGCTATTGCAGCAAGAGAAGGTCAATCAACCCCAACAACCAGGAGGCCAGTATGGCGGTTAAAGAAATTAAACTCAAGCAGGTAAAGACCAAAGAGCCCAAAGGCGTGAAGGCCGGGATGCCTAAAACATCTCCGGGCGTACAGGGTCCTGCCATGATTGTTAAAAAAAGAGACGGCAACCGTCCAGTTAAGATATACTAATTCGTGAGTAAGTGCTAACAGACGGAGCCTTGTACCGTCTGCTTTTCATGGAAACACCATGCTTGAATTTGCAGAAGCAGTTCTGAAAGAGATCAGGAAACTCCAGGATCAATCCAAACAGATTGTCCTGAACGGAACCATCACAGACATGGAGCGTTATCGCTTCATGATGGGTCGCCTTGAGGGATTGAGAATGGTTGAAGATTCCGTGAAAGATTTGCTCAAAAAAGTCACGGATGACACAGACGATTTTCTCAAGTAAAGGAAGACCATGGAAGCCGAAACAGTAGTACCTGAAATCAATATGACCGCCTTGGAGCGTAAGTGGGCCGAGGAGGCAGTTAACAAACCGCCTGCCCTTGACGATGCTTACTCAGAGCTGGGTTTTGACCCAGAGAAACTCGACCAAGCGGTTATAGACACCATTCCCCAGCCGACAGGATGGCGCATTGCCATTCTTCCCTACCGAGGCGCTGAGAAAAGCAAGGGCGGTATCGTCCTAGCCGAAGAAACACAGCGCAGGACTCAGCTTGGCACCGTGTGCGGCTACGTCCTGAAGGTAGGGTCCTTAGCCTACGCCGATCAATCTAAATTCCCCACTGGTGCCTGGTGCAAAGAGGGTGATTGGATTATTTTTGGCCGCTACGCTGGCGCACGCATACCAATTGACGGGGGTGAGATTCGTCTCATCAACGACGATGAGGTACTTGGAGTGGTGAACAGTCCCGAAGACATTCTGCACATGTAAAGGAGCAATGACATGAATGACCAACTTGAATTTAAGATAGGTGAGGACGAGAGTCCGGCCACCGTTGCAATTGGGGAGGACGGTGCTGCTGAAGTATTGGACAAACCCCAAGCGCCTCGGGTCGAGACCACCTCACAGCAGTCCAATGATGGCGGCGAGCTGGACCAGTACAGCGAAGGCGTCAAGAAGCGCATTGACAAGCTGACCGCGCGCCTGCGCGAGACCCAGCGCCGTGAGCAAGCAGCCCTGGAGTACGCCAAGAGCGTACAGGCCCGTGCTACGCAGCTCGAGCAGCAGTACATGACAGCGGATGGCGAGCGCCTGGGCGAGGCCAACGGCCGTGTTCAGACGCAAGTTGTTGCTTTAAAACAAATCATCCGCAAGGCCCGTGAAGAAGGTGACATTGACACCGAAACGGAAGCCCAGCAGCGTCTTACAACGCTGACTATGGAGCAAAACCAGATTGCCGCTGCTACCCAGCAACGCGAGCAGCAGAACCAGCAGTGGAACTACCAGCAGCAGCAAGCAGCCCAGCAAGCTGCCCAGCAGCCCCAGGTACAAGTTCAGCAGGAAGTCGATCCACGGGTCGAGGACTGGGCCGAGCGTAACCCCTGGTACGGCCGAGATACAGCCATGACTCATGCAGCATGGGGAATCCATCGTCAGTTAATTCAAACTGAGGGATTTGACCCAAACAGCAATGAGTATTATGATGAGCTAGACAATCGCTTAAAGCAGACCTTCCCCCAGAAATTGGGTGGGGGTCAGCAGGCGCAAACTAACAGGTCCGCCAGACTCGTGCAAACGGTGGCACCTGCATCCCGATCCTCGGGTATCAACAACGCACGCCGCACTGTCAAGTTGACCCCAAGTCAAGTTGCAATTGCCAAAAAGCTGGGTGTTCCTCTTGAGGAATATGCCAAGTACGTAAAGGAGTAAGACCATGTCAGACGTTAAATTGCCTACCCTCAATCGCACTTCTCGCGGGCTCGAATCCCGGGAGAAAGATGCGCGACGTAAGCCTTGGGCTCCCCCTTCACGACTGGATGCGCCACCTCCACCTCCTGGATATAAGCACCGTTGGATTCGGGCTGAAGTTGCGGGTAAAGACGACCGCACGAACATCTCTGGAAAGCTCCGCGAGGGGTATGAGCTGGTTCGTGGGGACGAGTACCCCGACTTTCATGTCCCAACAGTAGAAGACGGCCGACATGCTGGTGTTATCAGCGTGGGAGGCTTACTTCTTGCACGTATCCCGATTGAGACACTGGAAGAACGCAGTGCGTATTACCAAGGTCGAGCGAATGACCAATTACAGGCGGCGGACAACGAGTTGATGAAAGCGAATGCTCACAACAGCATGACCATTCAACGACCCACACGTCAGTCTCGCGTTTCTTTTGGCGGCTCTAACAAGAGCTAACAGAATTCACTTTTAAGGAAATGACAAATGGCTAATATTGACAAGGCTTTCGGCTTTCGTCCTATTGGCAATCTTTCTGCTACTGGTGCACAAAAACAGTACGGATATGAGATTGCTGATAACCAGGCTGGAACAATTTTCCAAGGCGACTTAGTTGCCCTTGCAACTGGTTTCATTACGAGGTTTCTCCCTGCTACACACACTGCTGCGGTAGGCGTGTTTAACGGTTGCAACTACATTGATCCCACCACAGGAAAACCCACGTTCAAGAACTTCTATCCAGGTTCTGTCAACATCACAGCAGGTAAAATTGTTGCCGATGTAATTGACGATCCTAGCCAGTTGTTTTTGGTTCAGTGTGATGCAGGCTTCGTTGCTGCAAACGTTGGCAACAATGCGGATGTTATTGGTACAGGCGGAAGCACCACCACTGGTGTGTCCACCATGGAACTAAACTCTTCTACGCTTGCTACTACGGCTGCTTTAAACCTAAAGACCGTAGGCTTATACAACGTCCCAAGTAACGAGTTCGGCTCTTTTGCCGTGGTGGTAGTTAAGATCAACGAACACGTGTACGGTAGTGCAGGTGTTGCTGGTCAATAAGGAGAACATAAATGGCAATTTCACGTGCACAACTGGTGAAAGAGCTTGAGCCTGGTCTCAATGCTTTGTTCGGACTCGAGTACAAAAACTACGAGAACCAACACACCCAAATCTATGCCATCGAAACTTCGGACCGCGCGTTTGAAGAAGAGGTGATGGAATCGGGCTTCGGCGAAGCTCCTGTGAAGACTGAGGGCGCGGGCGTTTCATACGACCAAGCTCAAGAGGTCTACACTGCTCGCTACACCCACG